CCAAAGATAGTTTCATCAGACCTAATATCATCAGCAACATTAATAGTTGCAGTAATTCCACTACATCCAAAGAATTGATTGATACTCTTAGAAGTATACGTGATTGTATTGCTTCCACTAACAATAGTTCCAGACTCTGGGAAACCGATTGTAGAGTCTACTGTGATAACAGAATCACCAGGTGAGACAGATTCTAAGACTCTTGAGAATCCAGGAACAATAAAAGTTCCTTCTACAAGATCTCTATCATTATATCCAACAAAGAGACCGAGTTTGTAAAAAGATTTGGTATCCCTAGTGAAGATTTCTACTTCAGAAACAGAAGCATTTGTGTTCAGATCACTAGATCTAAAAATAGTTTGACCCTCTAGACCAAAAGGATTACCAGAGATCTGCTCAGCGACCACCACCTCCCTTCTAATGTAGTCTGCAGAGGATGGTTTGATCAGTCTACCCTCTAGGTCAATAACCTTCGCTGTGACGCCGTAGAGGACCTTGAAGAGGATAATTACAGACTCTTCAATACCTTTAGACTGATAGAAGTTTCTAGCGTGCTTAATGAAGTTAGCAACGTTCAAATCAGATACAAAAGTCTCTTCTTCAAATCCAGGAGTAAATGCTTTCTTTAAACTCTTATAGAACTGCTGTAAGAAGAGAGCACTAAGGTTTTGAATCTCTACATTTGCATTATGAGAAGCGGCAGCAGTGTCTTCAAAGATGACACTTTGGCGATTCGTATTTACAAAATGTGCCTTTGTACTATCATCAAACCCAGTAACGCCACTAAAACCACGAATACATCCAGTAAACGTGGTATCAGTCTTACCAGTGTAAGTGATAATTTCATCACCAATCTTCAGAAGACCATAGTCATCTGGATATCCCTTGGTTGAAGAGACCGTGATTGTTGTATCTGTCGCACTAATAGCAGCAGACAGAGTTGCTTTACCAACAATAACCTCAGGAATCAGGTTATCTAACTTGAGATAACGATCGAGGTTATCTACCAGGTCGATATTACCACCCTGTGCTTCTTGGGAGATATAATATTGTCTGAAAAAATCTACTGCCTTTGGAAAATCGGCAACTAAGAATTCGGGAAGTTGGCTCTCAATAATTTTATTGAGTTGCACTTTCTTCTCAAAATGCGACATATCTTATTTCCTCTGTAATACTCCGTTTGAATAACTTGAAGTGTAGTAATCTCTTGTGAACGAAACGCCAGAAATATCTTCACCAGATGCGATAACATCTTTAACCATATTTATCGTGCTACTTGGGATGTCGAATGAAAGATAAAGATCTTTGAGACCCACAACATCATTCGATTCTGGGTATGCTTGAATCTCAATAATATCGTTTGGTCTTTCTGTTTCAGTGATATTTACAGTGCTAAGAAGAACTTCACCCTTCTTGTAATCAACAGTTCCTGCTTCCTTAGCAACAACCAATCTATTGCCCTGAGAATCGATCTTAACAATAGAAAGAATACCAGTTTCTGTATCAACTGGAGCATCAGTCAGATATACCAGTGAAGATTCTCCAGCAATCCTAAATCCAGTTGACTTAATGTTCAATCCATTTGGATTGACATGGAATCTATTACCAAAACAAATCTCATACTGAGCAAATTGGTTCTTTAGAACCTTCATATCTCTTCTAATTCTTACCTTTGTAATGTTAGAAGTGATAGAATCCTCAACACGGTCAATAAGTTGCAGGACTTTACTGTACTTGAAGCGACCACCAAAGCGATTCATATCAACATCTTTGGAATAAGTCGTCAAAGCACTAATAACATTAGTTCTAAGGTCATCAACATTAGAGACCTGACTATTGTTGTAGTAGACTGTTGAATCAAGTTCAACATAAAGAACTTTGAGATCAACAATCTTCTGGTTAATACCAGCGATTGAATATTGCTTAATCTTATTCAAAATGTTCTGCTTATCAAAGTCAGAAACATATGTACCATTCTTAGGTTTGATACTGATCTGTACACTACCAAACTGTGGAGGTGTCAATTCTTCACCACCAACCACTGCAACGGATTCTGTATTAGGATAAACTGAAGCGATAATTGCTTCATAGTCTCTAGCAGTAACCGCTCTGTACTGCGCTGAATAGAGTCTAGGAGCGAAGTACTTAATCGACGATAGGTTCTCTACTTCGCCGCCGTTCTGTGCCTTCTGGACGGTTACAACGGGCACTGAGGCGCTAGGAATGACTCTAATTCCACCCTCATCAACAAAATTACCTTGGAAATCAAAAATTGAAGGTCCATTACCTGCTTCACCATCAGTTACGATGTAACTAACAGTCACAACAGCGTTATTTTCTAACTTTTTACCAAAATATCCATCACCAAACAGCAATTCATAGCGTTCTTCCTGAACTTCTTGAATCAAGAAGATCTCAGAGGTCTTATCAATGTTCAAAATGTTATCAACCATCTTAAATTCACGCCCTAAACCAGTATCATTGATACCTTTGACGTAAACTCTAATGGTTGAAGTGTCAATATTAGGATTATCAAGGAGAAAACGCTGATCTTGTGCCGTATTGACCAAGAATTGTGTAGAGAGCAGCGATCCTTGAAAGATTTCTATCGGATTTTCAGCAGTACCGAACTGTGCAACGCCATTATTGACGATAGCAGTGATAGATGCGGGTATTGAGAAGCGATAAGAGGTGTTATCTTGAGCACCAATGCACGTTAAACCCGATTCTAGGGTCAATGCAGCAGCATTACTAGTGGTTGGTACTGCAAAAGTAACGTTTGCCTTAGCAGCAGTCTTAGAACGTGGTATATAACCAATGTTTCTAGCATGAGAAACCACGTTTTCACGAACTGTAGCACCATCCAGGAAGGATTCATTGACTACAAGGTTCGCATTGAAAGCGTTAATGTAAGTATTATACGCTAAAGTGTCGATTAAAACCGAAAAATTAGATCCTTCAAAGTCAAAATCCGTAAAATTGGAGTTAGCGCGGAGATAATCTTTGATTTGAACCTTAATTTGGTCAAAATCTAAGTTAGTAAACTGTGTAAAAGGCATGTCTTATCGCGTTGCCTCCAATATAAAGGAGAAGGCTTGAGGTGGAAAGTCTGAACCAACGATATCAAAGAATACTTTTACATCAAAACTATTTCTATCAGGTTGAGGATCGACTTCAATCTTTAAATTTTCAATTCGATCCTCATAAAATTCAACAGTATTCTTAATTTGATCTTGAATTACGGTAGCAGTACCATAATCAATAAACTCAAAGAGGGATCCACGGATATCAGTACCTAATGTAGAGTTAAAGAATCGTTCAGTTGGTATTGTTTCAACCAAATTACGTACAGATCTAATGATTGCACGTTGATTAATTAACACTGGAAGGTCCTTCGTCACAGGATGTGGATCGAAGGCAAAACTAATATCTTTAAATGCTCTAGAAATCCTCTGAGAAGACATCGTATGGGTAGGATTTTATGAATTTATTTATACCCTCATTCCTGATTTTGTTCCTCTTCCGTCAATTCTTCAGGGTCATCATTTGTTTTATGAGGCATTGACCAATAGTCAGTAATTAAACTCCTAGTACCATATGTTTGGAACATATAGTCTTTATCTCTATCGACAGGTGAGTTACCCATTGTGCTCCTGATCGTGTGAATCAGAACTTTTATAGGGGTTTCTATCCCTCATCGGTATTTATTTTCTCCTCCTCTTCCCGTTCTTTCGCAGTCTTCCAATGGTATTCATCTTCACGACCCATACCAAGGCGTTCAAATCCATTTTCAACAGAATAGTATTGAGTTGATACCTTAAAATCAGGCATTTTAGGATCAACAGGAGTCAAACTATTATCAAAGATGCGTAAACGGTTATTAGGATAGAGAGCGTACTGTCCATTCTCCAGTTCAATTAAGTTATGAGACTTATGTTCTGCTGGATTTTCACTAGTTGCCCAATCAACATAATCAGGGTCATGATGATAATTGTCAATTGTACAAACGTAAGTACCTTTTTGAATACCGTGATCTCTAGTATAGCATTCAAAATCCATTGAACCAATGAATTTTTTATCAACTGATACAACACCATAGTCCATACAATTCCAGAATTGTAGGTTAGGTAAATTCATATCAGGTGATGGTGTTTCTGGATCTGATACGAAAGCACTAATCGGCAACTTATCATACATTGCCGCATATTCTGGTAAGTAGGTTTCAAAATAAAAAGCGCGTCCAGGTATGGATTTAACCGATACCCAAACGCCCTTTACAAATTCGCCATGACCAAATTGATGATCAGTTAAGTATTCTTTACGAACCCATACTTCCATTGAAGGAAGATTAGCGATCAAACAAGCCATACATTTGTTTACATTCTAACAATATGTATTACCGACCCTGACCACGATAACGCTTCTTAGCACCATTGCGAGAAGAAGCGGCATATTTCGTGTTTTTTCCGGATCCTTGACGAGTCTTCTTCGGTTTAGACTCAACGAACGTCGCGCCATTCAGTCCAATCTTAGAACGTGCCATAATAACTTAGTCTTCCTTAGTAACGGTTGTAATTAATTCCGAGGGATTCGGAGACCCAGAAGAGTAGAAGTCCTCCGCTAGGTCCATCATTTTATCAAAATACTCCTCTTGGGTCAAGCCTTCAGCAAGTACTTGACCATTATGAGAGATTGTATAGAGTTCCCGCGCACTCATCAGATAACGCGAGTCTTTTCGTGACCAACTCTGATACGAGGATCACACCAAATCTCAAATCCTGCTTCCTTCGC